CGTTTAGAGCAATAATGTTTAAGACGTTGTATACTTTAACTGCCCAAGGTTTGTCCTGTGGTGCTGATGTTACAGCAGTCACAAGAGATGCTATAGCTATAGCAGCAGTTACTACGTTAAATATGTCAATCAAGTATCCCATGCCAATCTCCTACTAAATTGTGATTTCTTCAATGGTGCCAAGCTGAACTTGGTCATCGTCGCTTTGAGTTATAATTGCACTTATGCCCATAGGCCGTGATGACTTAATGAACAGCAGATCACCTACCGACAGAAGGTCAGATGCAGCGCGGAAGTAATTAAACTGATTAGCTACCGCACTAGGGGTGTCATTAGTCGTGTATTCCCATGTAATCCTGCCATCAGCAGAACCACCAATGGGACTTAGATTGTCCTGTGAAAAATTCATATTTAGTCCTTATGCAAAGATGAAGTTGCCGCCGACCTTCTCTAGCGCGAACCAGAATTGACCAGCAGTAGTGCTAATAGGCGTAGCCACAAGATTCCCTGACGATACAGTGAATGTAAACGAAGGATGGCTAGAGGACGATCCTGTCACCAATCCCACTTTAGCTATCTCAACTACTTGCTCACCAGCTACGGACTTACTAATCAACAGCTTGTAGGTAGCAGTGCCAATAGTACCTGTTGTACCAAATGCACTGTTATAAGCGGTAACCAGTAGCTCACCTGAGAAGTCATTGCTTGTGCCTAAAGAACTAGATAACGCAGTCAATGTTACTGCTGTGGATGAAACAACAGACTTGTTGTAAATCAGCTTGGGTGCAGTGTAGTTCGTCTGGATAAACCCACTATCAAATGCTCTTGCCCCTGAGTTTTGCATTAGAGGATCTTCTAGGACTAACGTAGCGCCCTGACCTGTAGCGATAAAGTCATAGGTTCCACTAATGTCAGTGGTAAGAGACACAGGCTGTTTCTGTACTACAAAGTTTGTTTCAACGTTAGTCGCTTTAACATGAGTATGATTAGCAAACCCATTGTTCTGCTTGTTATTACTGGCAGCGGTATTACTTGTGCCAGAAACCCAGTTGGCTTCAAAACCAGTACCAGCCTCAAAAAAGAATCCTGACCTAGCGTTGAACTCAGCACCATTAGCCACAAACGACACACCACGGTTGCCTAGTATGTGGTAGCCGTAGCGGTTTTCATCCGCCGCATTAGCTACATAAGCAGAGTAAAGGTTGTAGTCGCTCTTGAATCCTGAGTGAGTATGAAAACCTGCGCTAACCGCACCATTCTTTCTACCATAGTTATTCTCCATCAACCACGAGGTGTGAATTCTATTTGTATGGTAGAACCCATTTAGAGCGTTTTCCTCTGCGTTACACTGTGACACCTTGCACAAGTACGATCTTTGAAACTCAAACCCCTCAGTACCGCTGGCCTTCACCTGCGCTCTCTCAAAGTTAGTGCGCTGCCCCGGAGACGTATTGCTTACATCATTGATATTAATACCGGACGTTGTAGCATTCAGTACCGTCAAGTCAGAAATGTTGTTAAAGATGCTGTGGACTAAATCAATTCCCGGCCCTGATGTAGCAGCAGCAGCATCAATGACAGTGCTTTGTCTACCTGCTCCTTGCAAAGTAATATTGTCAACATCAAACGCTTGGGTGCTGTTGTTAACCTCTACAGTTGCACTGGTCTTAAACACACCGCGAGGGAGGTTCAAGGTATTACCAGTGCTTACCTCGTTACCGTAGGTGGACGTAATGGATGCTTGTAGAGCAGTGGTGTCATCCGTAGTACCGTCACCAGTTGCACCGTAGTCAACGACGTTCTTCGTTGATCCAGATACAAGCCGGTTGTGTGTCTTTGTTAAAGCCATTTTACTGTCCTTAGAGAATTATTCTGTGTCCGCATTGTTTCGTAAGTCTTCATGACATCTCACCGTAAACTAGTATGTACAACAGCCCTGTATGTGTATTCGCGCCAACTGCCGTTTGCCTAGCACTAGCGATGTTTTGAGATGCGGAATTGGTGTGGAAGTCATTGCCCCAGTAGCTCCAAGATGTCTGAGCAGGCGTGGCGCTACGCCAGTTATCCCCCTTACCACTTGATAGATTCCCATCAAAGAAACAAAGCACCTGTGTATCGTGGTCTGAATCTTGGTTTTCACCTATAACGCAGAAAGAGTCTGCGTGACCAGATATGCCAGTGCCCCCAATGTTTCCAGAAGACGCTGACGTTCTAACAGCGGAGTAACCGTTAGAGCCAGTTACCATCTCCGTAATGCCGGGGCTTACGGCTAAGACTTGAGAGTCTCCGGCGGTGTTGCTGTGATTGCTCACTCCAAGATAATTATTAGCGTTCATTGCAGTGCCTATTCTTTTTAGGATGTCATAAATGCTTTCGTTGCCTGAAGTATTCCGGCTGTTGCTGTAGTTTGTTTCGTAGACCGCATAGATAGTGTTAGAAGACGGAGTTGTTAAATTCCCGTCACCGCTTATGTAAGCGAACTTCGTGACGTTGGTGCAATCAAAGAACGCCTTGTATACGCCTTCGCCATCGCCTATTGCAGTTCTTGAACCCGCGCCTGTTGATGATTTAGAAGCACTCAAGAATGAAGAGGTTCCGGGATTCGCAAAATGAGCTTCAGTACGGGTTGTTGCTTTGGTTCCTGTAGCCGCCATGAGGATATGCCATCGCGGGCCAGATGCGACTGTGGCTCCTTTACCGATAAAAAAGCTCGTAGGTAGGCTCACTTACCTAGACCGTGAATCCAGTAGCCGAAGCAAGCGTAATGGTGCCGCTGTGACCAATCACCGAAACTAGCCAGTAAACGTGATCCGCCCAAGTAGGCTCCGTAGCCGCAGGCCATTTTGTGTTTGATCCAAAGCTAGGAGTTCTGCCGCTAGCAGCATTCATCTTGATCATGGTGATCTTACCTTCAGCCAAATTAGTAAAGCTAAATGTTGTTGAAGCTGACAAAGTAATAATGTGAAGAGGCGTATTCATGTCTATATTGTGCGTAGACGATACAGATGCCGTTGCTTGTTCTGGCTGCAAACTAGCGTAGTCTCCCCCACTTACCTTATGAGTGTTGACGTTCAGGTCACCACCTAGCGTAAGACTGCTAGGGGTTGTTAAAGCGCCAGATAACTTTGCAGAAGTAATACTTGTATCAGCGATTGCAGCAGAAGTTACTGCATTATCAGCAATACCAGTAGCTTTAATTTTTGTTGTAGCCATTTTACTGTCCTAGTTCTGGGCGAGTAGCTGGGAAGGCTGACGTGCTAGGCCAATCCCGTAGTGCCTGACGGTATGTTAAGATGTTATCTCTGTTAGGCCAGTCTGGGGTTTGTGCTGCTTGATCTGTAGACTCTAGCTCTGCATTACGCCACATCCTTGCAGCTTCCTCCGCTGTAGGCTCCGCAGGCGTAGGTTCAACGTACAACTCATAGTGGTCAAAGTTAGCCTCAACAAAGTCAGCGTCAGCAATGATGGTGTTAATTACGTTGCCGTCTGCGGCATCTAAGATATTATATTTCATAGTCTTCTCCTTATGCCGGTAGGTACTGAATAATTACAATGCCGTTGCCGCCTTGTCCGCCGTTAGCAAAGTTCCCGCTAAAATCATTTTTACAAGCTCCCCCGCCACCGCCTATGCCACCACTACCACCTGAAACTTCAGCGTTTGCAGACCAATGTGTGGTACCTCCGCCAGACAAGAACCCTCCATTAGAATCCCCGCTACCGTACCCTATATATTTACCCCCTAAACCACCGGCAAGATACCCATAACCTGATAAAGAAGGATCGCCTAAAGAATCACAAGTTCCACCTGTAAAGTTACCAGTATATGCGGAACCTCCGTTTACCCTTATTCCCCCACCACCGTAAATGGAGCTATTCTGCCCAGCGTTATTGACATCTCCGTTAGATGCGGCTCCTCCTGCCACTGAATTACTAGTGGTGCCTCCAGCTCCACCATTAGCTGTTAATGTAGAACTTAACCCAGTTCCTGCAACGGTTGTATTACCGCCAGCAGTTCCATCGCCCGGAAGACCTCCAGAACCGCCAGCGCCTATAACAACGGTAAATGAGCCAGATGTAGTTACAGCTAAGGAGTTTTTCTTGCAATATCCACCGGCACCACCACCAGAATAAGAGCTAATGTTAGCACCACCACCACCACCTGCGCCTATAACGTGAATGCAGATAGTGCCATCAACAGGTGGAACCCATGTTTGAGACTTAGTTAGTGCTATGTTTACTGGAAGCGATCCACCACCACCGCTAATAAAATCTGTAAAGTTGCTCATGACATTACCCACCCTTGAGTTGCATCTGTGTATATAAATTGTATGGAGAGATACGCCGCATCCATTGTGAAGTCAGACGCACTGCTCATTATGTTTGACCCGTTACGTCCTACCACTGTATCGGTGAAATTACCCACCGTAATCAGGACTCGTTGACCTATAGTCGGTGAGGCGGGGAGTGTGATAGTTCGCCCAGCGGCACTAACGTAAACGTGCGTGTTAACCGTAGCCGTTATAGACGCTGCTGTAACCGCAGTAGTGATCCCTACTGAGACAGGTACAGAAGCAATCTTAGCTGCTGTAACTGCATTGCCTGCTAGTTTAGCTGTAGTAACCGTACCGTCTCCGGGAGTAGTTGAAGCAGCTACAGCAGAAATAATAACAACTTCTACCTTAACGCCTGTGGCTGGAGCAGTGCTAAAAGTAAGTGTAGTTCCGCTAAAGCTAAAAGTATCTTTATGCTGGTACACACCGTCAAAATAGACTTGAATAGAGTTTTCAGAAGCAGGTGTAACAGACATAGTAAGCGTTGTAGTGCTATTATCGCCTGTCATTGTGTTTAGTGTAAATTCAGACTCTCCACTAACGTTTGCAAACGATAACGTCCCATTGCCGTCTGTAGTTAGAGCCTGACCTGCTGTGCCGTCGCTGACGTTTAGGCGAGCAATATCTACTGCATTGTCAGCAATTTGCGTAGCGCCTACTCCATCGTCAGCAATGCTAAGAGTCAGATCACCGATGGTGCCTCCACCCGTTAAGCCTGTGCCAGTATTGACAGCGGTGATACCGCCAACGGTAGAGTGTAGTATAAACTTACGTATCTCAATAGCTGCGTTTAACGGTGGTGCCTCAGAGAATGTAACCACCAAACCGTTTAGCGTGTAGGAACTAATAGCCTGTAAGAGTCCGTCTACGGTTACTTGCAGCAATCTGTGTGTATTTGGCGCTCCATTTAAAGTAAACGCTGTTGTAGTGCCGTCACCTGTGAACGTGTCTTCATTAAGGATAACGCTAGTGCCGCCATCAACGTCTGCTTTAGTTGCCATTGCAGTTGCAATGTTATTCAACTCTGTGTCAATCTCTGTGCCTTTAACAATCTTAGCAACATCACCTGAAGGCAGGCTATCTTTTGATGCAAAGTTTGTTAGCTTTGTATAGTTACTCATTAAATTAATCTACCTAAAAGTGCTTCAGTGTTTAACTCTTGTATTGACAAGGAGTCCCCATCAATTGTTGCTTCAATACCTATCGTAGCGACTTTACCTGAACCTGTAGCTTTTATAGTAGTAATATCAATTACATTGACTATACCGTATTGAGAAGTAGCTACATTATATTCAGAAATGCCGTAGTTAGCTTGTTTATTTTTAGCTATAGTAAACGGCTGTGTGCTGTAGTCTTCTTTATAGTCGTAACCCCACTTACCAACTACTTGACTAAATGACCCGCCTATGACCGTAAAAGATATTTCCTTTAACATTTTAATCCTTGAAGGATCACCAAAAGACATAGGGTTTGTAAAATACTTCATTATGTATGTGGAGTCACTATCAAGAAAATCAGAATACTGGTTAATACCTTTTAAGTTGCCAAAGTAAAGCGATCCAGCATCAGTTCTAGTACCGCACAATAAAGAAACATTCTCCCATGTAGTAGCTCTGTAACTACCATCCTCTAATGGGACTCTTGTGTCAAACACATAAACTTGTGAGGACTGTGGCAGCAACAGCAAGTAAAAAGAATTCTCAGGACTATAGACAGACTTAATGACACTTGTTATTTCTGAGCTTACTGCCGCCATTAAGCTGTCTCTAACATTCCTAGACACGTTGCCAATAGGGTTAGATTTTTCTTGGATAACTCTGCCTAAACTTCTCAACCCAGAGTCAGACAAGAAGATCAAGTCTGTTCCTATGGATTGTATACTGTCTCTAGCAATACAACCAATACCAGTAATAATGTCTGCCAAAGTCATGGTAGAAGGAGACGAAGCACCGTTGTATATTAAGATACTACGCTTACCAAAGATAACTAAGAAGTTGTTGAATTCTTCTAAAGCTACAATCTCGTCATAACCTGTAGGCCATACAGTAGTTATATCCAGTGAGCCTGATGACCCACCATTAAAATCATTACCGTCTAATAAGTCAGACCAGTAGACTGTGTAGGAGTTATCTACTACATCTGCTGCCCAAAGTCTACCAAAGGAAGCCAATACTTCATTAGCTTCTGGTGAACCTCCAGATACGTATGTTAAAATAGTGCTGCCTGCCTCACTCTTGAGTGCTGCATGGCCTTTCTGAAAAAAGTAAACGTTGTTATTGAGACTTACAATCTTCCAGTTGTTTGCTGTGATAGTATAACCAACAGGAAGTAACACTTCAGATATTATGATTGTTCCTGTAAATATCTTATTGTTACCAGCAGAGAATACAGTTTTATTTCCTTCTCTATCACAGAACTCAAATACGGCCTCAATGCCAGCACTAGACCCCAAGGGCGTAACAGAGCTAGTGAGATTCTTTATACCTTTACGTGCTGCAATACGTCCAAACTTGTCAATAACAGCATTCTCAGCTACAGAGGCAAAAGCTGGGTCTTGAGTTACAGGAGAGTCTTGTGTGTTAAGTCCCTTGAACCCCGGAGCGCCAATATAAATGTTCTGTCTTTGTTGAGCCATTAGGGAGTAGTCCAGATAAACTCTTCAGGATTCTTATAGGCATCTAAAGCAATAGCATCAGATAAGTGTCTGTCTGCAATCAAGAAGTAATCCTGTGCTGTAGTACCGCCGGTTTCACCACGCTCTCTAGCTAACAAAGCTACAGCGTTGTGTACTATAGCGTTCTTAGGTAAGACTGTAGTATCTGTATCTAAAGACAGTTCATCTTCTCTAGCAATTAAATCAAAGCGT